AATGGATAAAGCCCCTGACTACCGGGGAGTACAAATCCTTCTTTGAAATAGGTTCCGAAGTAGCAAGCAATATATTCTTAGGTAATGGAATAGGCTTGGTCCGGACTACAGGTGAGACGGTACGGGCATTAACTCACCTGGGAGATACACAGGTTATGACCCCTGCGGTTTCTGTAGTCACAGGCACCTGGAACATGGTGGAAATGTGGCGCAAGGATGGAGTGCTATATTGCTCGGTTAATGGGACAGGAACTACCTCTGTTGCTAACACACAGAACATCACCATGACTGGAACAGAGGCATTGCGGGTAGGCCGCAGAGGTTCGTCCACTAACTCGTGGGCTATGGGATGGCCAGTTATGCCCCCTGTCATTAGTACAACTGTCCCATCTGCGGAACAGCGGGCTTTCATCTATGCCACCGAACTACCCATGTTCCAGGCCAATGCGAAGGTCAGGATGCAAGGCGTGTCTTCTGTTGTCACCGCCATGAGCTACGACGAACTCACGGGTCTGCTGCATGTGGTAGACGGGGCGAATCCCGGCAAGCGCACGACGTTCAAGGATCTCACGGTGGTAGAGTCGGAAACGCTCGCCCTCGGTACGCCGAAGTCTGTATCAGCACGTAGCGGTGTCATCGCTCAAGCTGGATCTACAGGTGCGGATATTTACGTCCCGGCTATGTCGCTGCGTGACGAACTGAAGCGCACTTACGAACAACGCAGGGCGTTTGGTCAGGAACTCGTACCTCACTGGTTTACGGCTACGACAAGTCAAACCACCTTCAGTTTGCCGAAGGGATGGAAGGTTGTTTCAGTTTACTCGGCAGGTGCACTCAAGCGTGAAGGTGCCAGCTATGATTACACACTCACTAATGACGGGTTCGTACGATCTGCTGTGTTCGCGGTCGGCCTGTCGATCAGCACCCGTGTCTGCATCATGGCGAAGAGGGTAGTGTAATGAGTTTCGTAGACCTGATGGGCAACACTGAATGGGACGCATCTCGTATTCGTGCGAGGTGTCAGGCACTTATCGCTGAACGCTATCCCGCAGATGCCGAAGCGAACCTGCGGCGCAAATTGGACGGTGCTGCACTTGGCTTGTATGCACTTACCGCAGAGGAGCAGGCGGAAGTCGGGCAATATGCGACGTTCCTCGGGGAAGTACAGGCCCTTGGGTTGCAGGCGGAAGCCGACTGGGTTCTTTTGGAACAGACCTTTACTTACGAGAAAGCCGTTGCGCGACTGGCTCAACCGATCCCCGATACTCCATCATTTATCGAAGTTGTCCAAGAAGACGGGTCGGTTGCTCAAATCCCTAACCCAATACTTGTGCAGGACGAGTCCGAACGGGTAGCGGCGCAGGCTGTCATTGATTCCGCCGTGCAGTCTGTGATCGACCTATCTGTGTCGCGCTCTGTAGCGGTTCAATCGCCGGTCAGCGAGATGTAATCAAATAACGTGGCTCTCTCATCTGACGTTCAATCGCTAAATCCTGGGTTACTGCCCACTGATGTATATGCGGAATATGTATCAGACGGGTATGTAGAAACTCTCTATACCATTCAAGGCGTGTCCGTCCCTGCGGGCGGTATTGTAACGCTGTTCGACCTTGACGCGACTTCTCTTGGCGACAACACCTACTATTTCCATCCGGGTACGAACGAACTGCGAAACAACGTTGTGTGGACAACACAGAACACGAACGGATCATGGACCGCGAAATCTTACTCTGCGTTCCCTATCGAAGCCTTCGGGTTTGAGTCTACCACCAAAGGGTCTCTACCACGCCCTACGCTTCGTATAGCGAACGTAACGGGGCTTATTGGTGCGCTGACTCGTGAAGTGAGCGACCTGATCGGTGCAAAAGTCACCCGCCGTAGAACGCTGGTTAGATACTTGGATGCTGCAAACTTCGCCGCTTCGACCAACCCTAACGCAGATCCGACTCAATTCTTCCCGCTTGACGTTTTCTATATCAACCGCAAGGTTGCCGAAAACCGAGTGTTTATTGAGTTTGAGTTGGCTTCGGCTATGGACCTGCACGGCGTAAAACTCCCGAGGCGGCAGATCATCCAGAACCTATGCACATGGAAGTATCGGAGTTCTGAATGCTCTTATGCAGGCTCAAATTATTTTAACGCGCTTGACGCCACTGTAACTACCTTAGCCGAAGACGTGTGCTCAAAGCGGTTGAGTGGTTGTAAAGCACGATTCGGTGACTATGCTACCCTCCCCTATGGTGGGTTCCCTGGTGCCGCTTTGGATATGTAATGTCAATACACGAAGAGATTTTGGCCCACGCGAAAAAGGAGTTTCCGCGAGAAAGTTGCGGTGTCGTTGTTGTATTCAAAGGCAGAGAGATTTATTTACCTTGCAGGAACATCGCCAACAATCAAGGCAATGAGTTTGTCATACACCCTAAAGATTACTCCGACGCTTGCGATAAAGGTCAAGTAGTAAAGATAGTTCACAGCCATCCCAAGTCGAGTCACGAGCCGTCTATCCCCGATAAAGTGGGGATCGAAGAAACTAAAATTCCTTGGGTTATCGTCAACCCGACGACAGGTTTGTTTTCAGAAACGAAGCCTAGCGGATACCGCGCTCCCTTAGTAGGTCGGGAGTACAGTTACGGGGTACTGGACTGCTTCTCTATTGTTCGAGACTACTACAAGGACGTGTTAAACATCGACCTCCCCGACAAAGACCGAGAAGGGTTTTGGTGGAACCAAGGGAAGAACTTATTTGTCGAGAGTTACGAGTCCTATGGGTTTGTAAAAGTGAAGGACTTACAGAAGCACGATCTGATCCTCATGTTCAATGGCGCGAACGTACCCAACCACTTCGGCGTGTATGTGGGTGGTGGGGCGATGATTCATCATGCTCAAAATCGGTTGAGCAGTAAGGACGTGTACGGCAACGCAGGGTACTGGTATAGGAACACTTGGGGCTACTTGCGCCATATTGACTTGATGTAGCCTTTCTGTTATAGCCGCTGAAACCTTCTCGGCGGCACTCATGTCTAAGAACCTCACCACCGTTCGACTTTACGGAGAACTTGGCGATAAATTCGGCCATGAGTTTCATTTCGCCGTAAAAACTCCAGCGCACGCTATCTCTCTACTCAAAGCCAACTTCAAAGAGTTCGGACCCTACCTCGTTGAACACAGCGAGCCGGGGTATCACGTTTTTGTAGATGACCGAGCGTTTAGTCGTGACGACCTCGTTACCCCTGTCCCTGCTACGAAGACCATAAAAATCGTTCCAGTCGTACAGGGGTCGGGCGGTGACAACCCCATGACTCAAATCATCCTTGGCGCTGCCCTGATTTACTTTACAGGCGGTGTTGGCGCGTCGGGGGCATGGCAGATGGCGTCCACAGGTGTCGCGGGCACTGTCGCGCAGTTAGGTCTCGCTATGACTCTTGGTGGCGTCTCACAACTTCTGGTGAACACTCCGAGTCCACAAGCGCCCGCCGATCCTGTCAATAACAAGGCTTCCTATGCATTCAACGGTGCCGTGAATACTATTAGACAAGGTAACGCCGTGGCGCTGTGCTATGGGAGATTAAGAGTGGGTTCACAGGTCATTAGCGCAGGTATGTTTGCGGAGTCTATTTAGTGGCTAAACTGATTCGTGGTTACGGTGGTGGCAAGACGGGGGCTTCTGGTGGGCACGTTCCTTCGGAGTCTGCTGACACTTTGCGCTCTAAGCAGTACGCTAGGCTTATCGACTGCTTGGGCGAAGGCGAGATTGTAGGCTTGGTTGATGGTTACAAGTCGATTTATTTCGATGATGTGGCACTCCAGAACAGCGACGGATCGTTCAACTTCAACGACGTTGTTGTAGATACTCGAACGGGAACGCAAAGCCAAACGCATATTGATGGGTTTCCTTCTGTAGAAGAAGAGATTTCCGTAAACACCACGATCACCACATCAGTCTACACGCCGATAACGGACGCCTCGTGGCTGACCAATACGGTGACGTTTACTGCGTCCGGTCACGGGTTCACGACTGGAAATGAAGTGATCGTCTCGGGCATGAACCCTTCGGGGTACAACGGGACATACACCGTCACGGTCATCGACGCCAATACGTTTACGGCGGTGAAGTCTAGCAACCCCGGTGCGTTCGTTGATGGGGGTGTGGCAACCAATGCGTTCAAAAGGATTTCGTCGGCTTCATGGTTGGCTGGCGTAGCGACCTATGTAACCGCAACCGCGCATGGGTATTTGTCGGGTGAGGAAGTATTCATTACGGAGGTGTTGCCCGAGGAATACAACGGCTACTACATCATCACAAAGATAGACGACACTACGTTCACCGTCGCCATCACCGATGACCCCGGAACCTATACTTCAGGCGGACTCGTAACCAATATCCTTGGGTCCGTTTCCAACGAAATCACCGACGAGAACGCCACGTCGGCTCGTGTGTCCCTTTCTGTCCCGAGGCTGACTTACCAAGATCCCTCGACGGGCGACCTAATCGGTTCTGAAGTTCAATACGCAATAGACCTGAAATCGGCGGGTGGCAGTTTCGTTCCGCAATACCTCGTCAGTGATACGCTCGCCAACGTAAACGTGATTTCTGGTGCGGCAACCACTTCCGCCACTTCTGCGGGTTTTGAGGGTTCCGCTGTTTGGACAAAGGATATCAACTCCTACGATGGTGACGATGGTATTCACTACTATGGTACTTCGATAGTTTTCGACATTGAGTATAAGTTGTCTTCGTCGGGAACATGGCTCCAACTAAAAAGGATCAGTATTTCCAGTGGGACGGCGGACGGAACGCTCGTCACGAACGGTTGCTCGTTCTCGTCCAGTGCGCTTGATGTGGGAGCCTATGATGTTCGGGCAACGAAGGTCAGTGGTAAGGGGACGGTAGAACTGTCGTTCCTCAAAGAGCGTATCCCATCAACCACGGGGTCCATTTCTGGTAAGACGACTACGAAGTACGTTCGTAGCCACATCATCAACCTTCGTCAAGCAGGACTTTCTTCGGCTCCGTGGACCATTCGAGTTCGCCGCCTAACCGCCGATTCCAACCAAGTCAATTTGTCCAACGAACTCCGTTGGGAGTCGTATACCGAGATCATCGACAGCAAACTTTCATACCCCAACACCGCACTTGTCGGGATTCAGATTGATGCGGCGCAGTTCGGCGCGATCCCCGTTCGCGGTTACGACATCAAGGGCATCAAGTGTCTCATACCGAGCAACTACGACCCGATATCGCGCAACTACACCGGCATTTGGGATGGTACGTTCGTCACGGACTGGACTGATAACCCTGCATGGTGTTTCTATGATTTGCTCACGAACACTCGTTACGGCTTAGGTGCGTTCTTCGATTCCTCGCTGGTAGATACCGCCACCTTGTATACTATTGGTCAGTATTGCGATGGTGTGGATGAGTCGGGGAATTATGTGGGCGTAGACGATGGGTTCGGTGGTAAGGAGCCTCGCTTCACTTGCAACCTGTATATTCAGTCGAGAGAGGATGCTTATAAAGTCGTCTCGAACTTTGCGTCGATTTTTCGAGGGATGGTGTATTGGAGCAACAATTTAATCACCGCTGTCCAAGATGCTGACGACTCTGTTTGGGCGCAGTTCACCAATGCCGACACCATTGACGGTCTGTTCAATTATGAAGGGTCCGCTGCAAAGACACGCCATAACGTCGCTCTGGTCACTTGGAATGATCCGGCGAACAACTACAAGCAGACGATTGAGTATGTCGAGGACAGCGCAAGTTTAAGCAGTTCGCAGACCATCTATGAGACGGAGGTGTACGCCTTCGGTTGCACTAGCCGAGGACAAGCGCATCGGTTTGGCGAATGGGTGCTGTATGCGGAGCAATACGAAACGGAAATAGTTTCGTACAAGACTGGCCTTAAAGGAGCCTACATTTATCCCGGTAAGATCATTCGTACCAGCGACCAACACCGCGTCGGCGCAAGGTACGGCGGGCGAATCGTCAGTTCTACCACGTCTACGGTGACTCTCGATAACCCGATCACTATCGGGGCGGGAACTCATACGCTGTCGGTCGTTCTCCCGGATGGTTCCCT